CTTAGCCAAGTTGTAGGCTTCTGACAAGCCAGAACTTGATGGAGTGTTGATAGTGACGATAATTGTCCCAAGACGCAGAAATTGTCTGGAACCAACTCCGCCGAGAGTGTCTTGCTGACCTGCTACATGGCGAACTACGACTGCTGCCCACGGAGACATGTCAGTTTCACGTTGGTCGCGGACACCTTCCCAGAAAATCTTGTGACCAGTGGTGTCCCACGCTGTCTTGAGCAACGCAAGAATTTCGTCATTCGCTTCTTTATAGGTGAGGCTCATCGACGAACTCCGATGAAACCGAGCAAGGTTGTATCGGCTGGCTTCAGAGCTTGTGTTGCCTCAATCTGATAATCTACACCACCATCACGAACTAGAGTATAGGTTGCCAAATCTACTTCGCCTTGAAAAACGACATAGATCAATTCGTTGAAAGTTATCAATTCTTTGAACTCTTTCGCATCACCCAAAGCGGAAAGCCCAAAGATGCGGACAGCATTCGGCAGAAGTTGAATGCCTGGAATATCGAGCGTGATTTCACCATTAGCAGGACCATTCCAAGGCTGATTGGGGTCAGCTGGATTTTCATTGGGTCGAACAAGCGTCACAATCCGGCCAGCTTTCGTTATTAGAGCTTCGGCCTTCTTTGCGAGCTTTGCATAATCGATCCCCATTATCGAATCACCCCGCCAACGCCTGTGATCCAGAATTTGAGAAGATTGTCTGCAGAAGGATAAGGACGAATAAGATCAGGCCGAGAAGCACCACCTTCATATTCGACCTCAGTTTCAAGCGGACCGACTCTGTCATAGGTTCTTTTGACAGCCTGACCAGAATCGGCAACAACAGGATCAGGGAGAAGATCTGCAGATAGAGCTCGAAGTGCATATTCAGCTGTCGCTTTCTGGATATCTACCGGGATACCGTCTTCTTCAAAATCTACCAGCTCGCCCTTACGATCGTAGAAGTATTGCCTTGGAAACGACAGTGTCGTTGCTTCAGGAGCGAGATTGCCTTTCCAGCGATGTTTGAAGCGCAGCTCAATGTAATCAGTAGCTTTGATCAGAGCAGATTCTTTCTCAGCCGTGGTAGCAGCAGCCCAAGTGGAATTCATGCGATCTGCAAAATAGGCATCTGCAAAAGCGACTGTCGTGTAGGAGTTTGCGTTTGCGATTCCTGTTCCATCTTCAACAATGAGTGGCATAGTTCACCTCATGTGAATGTTGAAGTGGCGATTGAAAAAGGTCGCTTCCAATCATCTAGGAAGTAGAGCGTGATAGTGCCAGCACCTGCGACAGTTTTTTCGAGTGTGATTTGTTTGCCAGATTCTACATAACCTACTTCGTAGATCTGATTTGCAGCCAGAGCAGGCGTTCCCAGCACCCTGCCACCTGCCACGTTTACCACCACCTCTCCAGAGGCCACAGGGACGTCGGAGGACACCGCTAGCCGCGCATTGGCAGGCAAGGCTAGGGCAGCACTAGCCGCTGGCGCTTGGCCTCCAGCAAGCGTCTGAGGGGTCGAGATAAGCGCCGAAAAACGGCTTCTGGATGCTTCAGCAAGCCTACGCTTTTGACGCGAAAGTGCGAGAGCGTATGTGCGGTCCAACGTCACCATTACCGCACCGGACGCTGACTACCACGAGCAGTCTTACGGGCGAATGCTTTGTCAATGGCGGCTCGAGGATCGAGCTTGGCGATATCAGCCGGTTTCAGTCCGCCAAGAACTCGATTGATTTCAGCAGCTTTCTCTGCACGGCGAGCATTCGAAGATCGAATATATTCTTGGATTGCTTGCTGATTAGAGATGTCTGGAATCAGCCTTTTGATCCAAGCCTGAGTGAGAGCGCGGCCTAGTTTGACACGACGCTTCATCTCCTCTACTTCTTTTTCTTTCTGTTCAATTGCCTGCAACTGCTGACCAAGCATGATCTCAATTTCAGGCAACAGCTTTGGATCAATCTTGGAAAGAATCTTCTGTGCCAGCTCTTCAGGCAGCATGGGCTCCATTTCAGAGAAGATCTTCAGAAGAGAGGCATTCGAATTTTGCTCAGTCTTTGGAGCAGGAGTAACACCAGAAAGATCAGTGTTTTCTCGAGAGAATTTCGGCGCAGCCTCAATGATTTCTGCACGAGTGACTTTCCTACCCAAGAGGGAGGAAACAGCCTCGATAGCCGGAGCTCCGTCATCAGTCCAGTTCGAATCTTCAAGAGTATCGAGCTGACCGAGTGCTTCTTTGATATCCATTTCTTTCTCCTTAATCAAGGATGGTCATACGAAGAGTGCCAGTCCCATTACTAGTGAAAGTGATGTCACCAGTTCCGGCAGCAGCATCCGCTTTCTTTTCGTGAAGAGAATAGGTATTCGTTCCTGTATCAGCGAGCCAGTAGATTTTACCAGTCCTGAGTTGAGTAGGAAGATTACCTCTCAAGATGACACGAGGATTTCCTACTGCGAGATTGTCCTGACCAGCTACAGTGATCATGTCAGTCAGGTTGTCAGCAGTGAAGACATACTCTGCTTTGCGACCAGCGGGAAGACCCATGGCGAGAGCCTTCTTCGTGTGATCAAGACGTTTCCGAGCAAGACCGTTCAATTCGCGATGACGAAGATGTCGCATACGAGTAGTCATGGAGCTTCCCTCCAAATGGAGATAGAGGCGGAGCCGAAGCTCCGCCTTAAGTATTAGGCCTCACGAGTAACGAGGCGAGCGAACTTGATCTGCTTCCGCTCCGGATACACTCGGTCCCACGACGCAGCTTCGTCGAGGTCCGAGTTACCCGTTCCGGTGTTCGCCGGACCACCATCACCAGCCGTGCCAACCCAAGCGTGACCAGTCGGGTGAATCGTCCACATCACGCGCGAGTAGAGCACATCCTGACCGCCACCATTGCCACCACCGGGCCTCCGCTCAACTTCAGTTGCCACCGGGGGAGTGCCAACACCGAGCTGAGTTGCACCAGCACCGAAGAGCCACGTGTCGTAGACCGAACCGGTCCGAGGCAGACCATCATCGACGATCACTTCACGACCCAGGAAGGTCGGAATGTTGATCTCACCACGAGCATCCGGGATGAAATCGATGAGGTTGTTCTTCTGCATCCGGTTGTAGACGACCGAATGGACCGCCACAGCAACCAGATCTTCCTGAGAGTCACCCATCGTCTGGGCAGCATCGAGGAAGGCTTCAGCAGAGAAGTTGGTCACACCATCGATGAAGCTCGTTCCCGAGATGTCGTTGATGTAGTCACCGGAATCGTTCGCTTCGTTGTCAGCGATGACGCCTTTCCAGGTCGCGATAAACGCGGCTTGCAGACGCCGAGTCCAGTAGGCAGCAACGCGATTGGCGATTGCCTGCATGGGATCAGCACCGGCAAGGATCGCTGCGAGGTCTGTCGAAGACCAAGAGTTGTTGCGGTTCAGACGAACGGCAATCTCTTTCTGCGTCTGAATCTTCAGCGGGTTCGGCGGACGAGCCACACCAGACGGGAGCGAAGAATCAGGATGATTGAACGGCACCGAAGTGTCGGTCGAGACACGATCAGCATCGTTGTCCAGATCGCGGAACGAAGGCACCTGGAACGTGATACCACCGCCAGCGAGCAGAGCATCAAGAGCTTGCGAACGAGAGAGAAGACCGGACTGAACGAGTCGCGATTTTTCCTCTGTCAGAACTTGCATATAGGGAGTGAAGACTTCGGGGACGATGATGTCGCTCACCCGAGTCGTGGGACCTGCTGCCATGAGAATTACCTTTCTTGGCGATTTGGAGGGGAGAGCGACCCATGTCGCATTCAAAGGATGACATCACGTCATCAGCAATGCGCTCACATTACGCACAAGCGTGAACGATTGCAACAGGTATTTTGTAAAGATTGCGGCCCGGGAGCTGTGCTCAACCGGGCCGCGAGTTTAGCTAGCGGTCGGCTACCAAAGGCACTAGCTATGCGGCAACACTAAACGCCACCAGTGCACCTGACAAGCCTATTTGTTCGGCTTTGTCGCTCCGATGAAAGAACCTGCAACTTTAGCAGCTTCTTGAGCTTTCGCAATCCCGTGTTCTCTCACATACTGGCCTTGCCTTGTGAGAGACCAGCCTTTAGCAGACCACGGGTTTTCTTCAGAATCGCCGAAACTTTTTCCACCACCAGCACCGCCACCCTGAGAGTTCGGCCACCAGTGAGGACGTTGCTTCTGCATTTCTTTCAAGAAGCCTTTGATGTCGCTTCCAGGCGTGACACCCTTTGCATCAGCTTTGACAATGAACTGACCAGTGCTCTCATCACGTTCCAAGAACATTGACGCAACGAGCTCTACGTCAGGAATGGCCGTCGGCAACACTTTCATTTCAGTTGCAACAGAACGAACGGCATCATTCATGTCACGAGTGAGAATAGAGCGCTTGAGAGCAGTATTCTCGTTTTCAAGTTCTGCGAGACGAGTCGCCGATTCCTTGAGTTGACGCTCAAGAGGTGCTGTTTTCTGCCCAAGACGGGCTTCAACAAGCCTCTGGATCGCTGTCTCATCGAGCTTTCCACCAGCAGCAGCTTCCAGCTCAGAAATGCGATCAAGTTTCGCCTGAAGTTCAGCTGGATCTTGACCAAGTGATTTCCAAGACTTCAGAGCTTCTCTCGTCGCAGCGTGATCAGCACGTTCTTTCCGCAGAGCTTCCTGAACATTCAGGACATCTTGCGGAGTTTTGACTCCATTGATACCTGTGAGAACAGCTTTTCCGTCTTTTTCGCTATAAAGCGAACGGAATGCTTCCGGAACAGCATCAATAGAATCGTAAGTCAATTCGAGAGGATCCATGTCCATTCTCCTATCTATCAGGCATCACGCCCACTGGGGTTAGTCGTCTGCCCAGGAACATCATTTTGTCCTCTGGGATCATTAGGATTATTGGGCTGGAGAGCCGCACGGTCTCCAGAATCTTTTTTGGCGAATACGAATCTTTCGATATTCGCCTCTTTTTCTGCTTCAGCCACTTCTTCCTCAAACGTTTTCGTCGTCATACGACGCTTCCGAGAGAGATCGTGCATGGACTTGGCAGAAATCGGCCAGCCGAGATTCCGAGCCGTAGCAATCTCGACCATTGTCTGTCCAGTGAGCGGCATTTGACCGAATTCTTTGTTCGGAATTACGGTGACTTCATCAGGATCTTCACCCATCCACTCAGCAGCGATCTTCAAAATGTGCTCAAGCCCAGCAGCGCCAGTATCAGCGATAGTATTCAGATCAGCAGTTCTCGCAGAAACGCGAATTCGAAGCGATTCTCCACTTTCACGTTCTCTGCTAACGCTGTCCAACATCTGCGCGCCCATAGTGGCAGCACGACGCTCAAGATTTTCCAGAGCCTGACGCTGTTCACTAAGCCCAGAACTTGTCACGCCGACATATTTCGCATCACCACCTTGAGGCAGGTCAATTCGAGAGCCAGCACCTACGCGAATTTCGTCAGTTTCGTCCCAACCACCGCCGATAGTGACGAAAGTGTCCTGACCCTGCATGAACAAATTCTGGCGATAGTCTGCATCAGACCGATAGATCGTCATACAGATATTGCCCAAGTCGAGCAGAGGCGGATCGTCTACGTCCGGAGTGATATCACAAGAGTTGATGAATACGAACGGAATCTTGTTCAGCGTTCTACCGCGATAGCTGGGCGTGATCAACTTGTTCGGATCAAAATGCTCAGCATCAAAAACACCCTGCCTATATAGACCTTCCGGGTTGTTTTCGTCAATATCTCCAATGATCAGAACGCGATACTTCTGATTCTCTTCCCAAGTGAAGTTTGACTTCCTCTCAAATTCAGACTCGTTAATCACCACGAGATTCAGCCTCTGGGGAACAAGCTGCTCAATCCTTCCATCATCCCAGTTGATAATTCTCTCTGGCACATATGTCGCCAGATACGGCATATCTTCCCCAACTGCGGGATTCGTTGGGAGATCAAGCATCAAACCGACACGCCCAGTGAGCAACTGCTCCTTGTTGATCTTCTGAAGAAGCACATTCAGAGGCTCTCCCATCCGAGACGTGATCTTCTCCATACTCTTCGGGAGTCTGATTTCTGGAGGCTGAGAATGCATCATTCCGAGAGCCTGATGAACAGCTTCTCGAACAAAATTCGGAAAGCGAGCTCTCTTCTTGTATGCATCATAGGCTTTATAGCCCACAGACTCTACATTAATCATCCCACCGTCAACAATCTGCGCATTTGTCATGGGCAGATAGACGGTATTCTTCGACTTTACCTGACGCTCTCCTTTATACGCATCGCGCATAAGGATCCAATCAGTTTTAGCCGCAATTACCTGAGGATGAACTGAAGTTAGCATGGCTCTGACCCTAACTCAGGCTTCTATGTTCTGACAAGCCTGTTTCAATAAAGACCTGTAATCTTCCCAGATGAGCTCGGAACCTGCAACCACCGAATCAGATACCGAGTTTCATCTGCGATATGATCTTCTGCATCAGTATCTACATCATCCATGTCTTTTTCATCACGTGGAAGCACAGGAACAAGCTCAATGAACTTGTGACAGTGATCAAAAACGAACAAACCGGGTCTCTCGCGAGGATAAAGTTTCTTCTCGCCATTGATCTCTTTCACATTCGGATGCGCATTTTTCATTCTCTGACGCACCTGATTCCAACCCGTAGCTCTAGAGCCCGGACGTTTGTCTGCTGGGTTCCAAACAATACCCGGATAGCGAAAACCGTCGTCCAGACGAACTTTCGCCTTCATATCAGTCGCAATACAATTTCCATTCTCTGCCGCAAAGATCTGAGAATCAGCCACACCGGCCTTGACACGACACCAACTCTCTCCAGGACGCCTCCAACCCCATTCTAATTCACGCTTTACAATCCCCTCCGCAATTTCGACAGCCAAGAGATCCAGTCCTTCGTTGGGCTTTCCTGTGCATCCATACCATTCTCTAACTCTAAAAACGTCTCCACGAACACTCGATCTCCATCTTCCGTCTGGAAGTTGGAAGTCACTTCCATCGGAGATCGCCCACCAGCCCAATGAGAAGGGCTTTGACGCGCCCCAGTCAAACGAGCGAACAATCTTCCAGCTTTCGGGAATTTCAAAAGACGGGACCACATTATACTTCGGCTCCCAAACATCGTCAAACATGCCTCCTGATACGATGTCCCATGTGCCTTCGAGCCAAGCACGTTTTTCTGCTTCGTTTCGAGCAGCAGCCGCAATCTTCTGTTTGTAGTCTGGATCGGCTTCTAGTAGAGCTTTGTTTTCATCGATATGACTATGAATAGAGAGCCTGGTCGGCTCTTTCATTCCATGTTCGTCAACTAGATCTTTTCGCACTACCATATTCATGGTATGCGGCTGAAATCTATGCTTTACCCAGTTGTGGCCGGGTCCATAAGGGTTAGTGGTGGCACGGACCATGCGCGGCATTCCCTTCTGGGAACTCCGACAACATGACATCATGCGCTTGTAACCCTCATCAGTCGGCCAGTTGCATAGCTCCTCCCATCCGATCCATGGATATTCATGCCCATGATAGTTCCAGTAGTCGTCTGCCTTCTGGAACTGACGAAGCAGCAGTTGTTCCCCAGTCGGCCAAGTCCAAACGTGCTCTGAATGGTTGAACCTAGCATCGGGCCAGATGAGTGGAAACCATTTCTTCGTTTTTGTGATAACATCAGTCAACTGCTTATACGTCTGCCTGAACAAGATTCCTTTCCAGGCGGGACCATATCCTTTGCCCACATGCATCCCAAAGGACATGAGCAGGCAGTCTGTTTTACCGCCGCCACGAGTTCCTTGGAAGAGGACTTCAAAAATGGGAGTGGCACTCAAGAAAGCCTCTTGAGAGCCTCTCATGGGTTTCCAGACTACGTTATCAGGAAATCTGACCATGTTCTATAGGTATACTTGAGTTGATAATTGATGCAAGGGTAATAGGAGGTGATTGGGGATCGTAAAGTTCTTTTGTAGTGAGTCTGGGGTGGGTGTGGAGAGACGGTAGATCGAGGGCGGCCTGCCGCCCCAAGCGCGGCCTAGCCGTGCTTAGGGCGGGGTGTGGCCTTAAGGCAACACTAGCGCCACTGTTGCCAGCTTGGCAACAGTTGGCGCTAGGGCATAGGCCACAAGGGCCACTGCTGCTAGCGGTATCAGCACGTTGTGCATGTTCATCCCCTTGGGGGTAGTGGCCCTGCCCCGTAGGGCAGGGCCGGTGGCCGCTACTTGCCAGCCGGGGCCAGCCACCCCTGCTTGGGGTGGGCAAACCAGTTGGCGTGCGCGTAGGCCGCGCCGTTGGGCTTGGCCGCCGTACCCCACCCCGTGCCGGGCTGACGCATGTTGCTACCAGCGGCGCTGGCCGCAAGGGCGCTGGCATACTGGGCCAGCGTAAAGCCGCCGGGGTGCTGCGCCTGCAACGCCACGGCCACCTTGTAGCAGTAGGCCCTGATGGAGTTGCCGCCCTGAGCCTTGACCGGCCACGGGCCGACCACGAACAAGGGCGCGGTGGGCGCGGTGGGCGCGGTGGGCGCGGTGGCCATGGTGGCCTTGGCCACGGTGGGGGTGGGCGCCTTGGCCTTGGCCTTGGCGGTGGTGGCGCCGGTGGCGCCGGTGGAGGCGCCGGTGGCGCCGGTGGGGGTGGTAGCCATTGCTTTGACCCTTTGCTAGTGCCTGGTAGCGGCCCCATGCCGCCCCGGGCAAGGTTGGGTATGGCCCGCAAATGTGGCAAAATTAGGGCGGCGCGTTGCCAATTAGACAACTAAGCGTTGCCCATATGTGGCCAATTGCCCCCGGCCCCCCGCCCCCCGCCGCCCGGGCCCCGCGGC